GACATATCCCAAAAAAATTAATATGAAAAATAAAATATTATGTGGAGATAGCTTAGAAGTCTTAAAAGACTTTGAAGATAATTACTTTGATAGTGTAGTTACAGACCCACCCTATGGAATTTCATTTATGTCAAAGTCGTGGGATTATGATGTACCACAAGTAGAACTTTGGAAAGAAGTATATCGTGTCCTAAAACCAGGTGGGCATATCCTATCGTTTGCAGGTTCAAGAACCTATCACAGAATGGCAGTTAATATAGAAGATGCTGGATTTGAAATAAGAGATATGTTAGGTTGGATATATGGTTCAGGTTTCCCTAAATCACATAATATTGGAAAAGCAATAGACAAAAAAGGTGGGAATAGTATTTCTTGGTTTGGTGAATGGTTGAAAAATTGGAGAATTGAAAACAATGTATCACAGAAAGATATTTCTAAATTATTTCCAAGTAGAACAGGTGGCTTGACAGGTTGTGTAAGTAATTGGGAATTAGGTTTTAATATTCCTACCCCTGAACAATTTTCTATAATTGTTAAAGAATTTGATTTGCCATTTAAAACAATAAAAGAAGCAGAAAGAGAAGTAGTTGGTAAAAAAAGAAGCAGTTTAGGTGGAACAGTAGCAGCAGGAGAAAGAAATCAAGAATTTATAAATGCACATAAAAACAAAGAAGTAGATATAACTATTCCCAAAACAGAACAAGCAAAACAATGGGAAGGTTGGGGAACTGCACTAAAACCTGCACATGAACCTATTGTAATGGCAAGAAAACCATTTAACACATCAGTAGCAGAAAATGTTTTAACACATGGCACAGGTGGAATAAACATAGATGAGTGTAGAGTTGGATATAAACATGAAGATGATTTAAAGGAAGGAACAAGAAAGAGAATTAGTGGTTTTAGCACTAAATATGTTGGTGGTAAATTAGAAAATCCAATATATACCACACAAAGCATAAAAAAAGAAGGAAGATTCCCTGCAAACATAATCCACGATGGAAGTGAAGAAGTATTAGAGATATTTCCTGAAACAAATCCAAGTAAAAGACATTATAGGACAAGTCCAAAAAATAAAAATGTGTGCTATGGAGTATATAATGAAAACAATACTATAAGAGGACATAATGATGAAGGAACTGCAGCAAGATTCTTTTATTGTGCCAAAGCAAGTAAAGCAGAACGAAATATGGGGTTAGATGATTTTGAAACTAAAAAAGCAGGTGGTATGTCAGGAAGAAATGATGGCAGTATGGGAAGTATTACATATAACAAAAATCACCACCCAACAGTAAAACCAATCAAACTAATGGAATATTTAGTAAGACTGGTAACACCTAAAGAAGGTATAGTATTAGAACCATTTGCAGGTAGTGGAACAACATTAATCGCTTGTAAGCAACAAGGATTTAATTATATAGGCATAGAACGAGAACAAGAATACTGCGATATAGCAGAAGCAAGACTAAAAGGAGTTCAAATACAAGGAACACTATTTTGAAAAATCTGAACAATGTAGCAAAAGGTTACCAAGACCTAATAGACGAGGTAGAAAAAGAACAAGCAAAGATATTAAAAGAACTAAAATATGTTCTTACTGGTATACAAGGGGGAAGGTCATTATCAGACCAAGAATATCAATGCTTTATTGAACGAGCATTAGAAAGAAAGAAATTTGACGATATAGCTTATAATATGAGAATATCAGAAAGTTCAGCAAAGACCTATTATAATCGAGCCATAAAAAAGCTATCGAAAGAAGCCACTTTGGTAAAATATAAGCTTCGTAGAAAATGAATAAGTTAGACACAGCATATAATCAACTAAAAGAACTATCTCATAGCATAGATTATCACCATTACCTACATAACAAGTATTACACCTACCAACAGCAACTAAAGACCATTAATAATAAACTGGATAAAGAAATGGCACATATCCAGGACAATAGAACACCTGAACAACACTTTATGGACATCTGTAGAGGTTGGTTAGTAGAAGATGTATTTACTTATCTATTCTCATTGCCACCATATAAAGAATTAACTGCGACCTTTGATAACCATGACCAGGATAGAATAATAAGAGTCATGAGAAGGGAAATAACTGCAGCACCTGACTTCAAAGTAACTTATAGGAACAAAACCATAAAGATAGAAGTACAATCCTTATTTGCTGATATACCATTTTTCCACATTAAAGAACATAAAGCAAAAAAGCTAAGCCACAGAAATAGTTATCTAATTCAATTCAATATCCCACACAAACAGATAGTAGTCTTTGAGCCACATCAAATAGAATTAGGCACATATAGACTAATAGAGGACTTTAGTACCGATACCATAAAGAAATATGGCTATAGATATGATATAGACATATTACCTGCAGATATGAAAGTGTATAATTTCGTAGAAGATTTGCCTAAAAAAATAATTTCCTTATTTTCTTGACACTTATTGTAGAATACCATATTTTAAGTAGTTAATTAAACTAAAGGAGATTAAAATGAAATTAAACGATAAACAATTAAATAAAAAAATAGATGACTTAATAGATTATTATAGAAGTTGTTTTACAGCAGTTAATAATGGTTTAAGTGATGTAGATAATAATGATGATAGAAATCTATTTAACACAAGTAAGAGATATTTAGCAAATGGTCCAATTAGAGATGCTTTGAAAAATCAATTAAAAAAAGATTTAAGAAGTTTCTTTGATACCTATACAGATGATAATGATAATTTTAAAAATGTTTATGATTTAAATAAAAGACAAATAGATATTATTACCGATTCTGTAAAATGGGTAAACGACAACTTTTAATTGTAATACCTCTTAATATCAGTTAGACAAATCAGCCCTCTTTTGAGGGCTTTTTTGTATCAAAAATTATTTTTAAAAAAGTGTTGACATTGGTGATAAAAACTCATATATTAAAGTATGTTAATTGAAACTAAGGAGAAAAAAATGAAAGAATTTCCAAAACATATTTTAAACATAATTGAAACAGTAAAAGAAACTGAAAAAGAAAGAAAAGAAATAGTAAAAAAATTTCAACCAAGAGCAATCAAAAAAGATGTAGAAGTTCCTGGTCTTGAATGGATGTCAAAAATTAAATAATATATACTACCTCAAAGCAAACAACCCCCTGAAATATGGGGGTTTTTTGTAGTCCTCAAAAAAAAATCTTTATCAACAATATCAACACTTACAAGCATTTATAAGACTTATCTAAGGGTTTCTTGTAGTCTTTTTCCCTATATAGTAGAAGGGTAACACCTTCCCTTTCGTTTTAATAACGAACACATAACCTTCAAATAGTGGGGTGATTAGTTTGGCTGCAGCTAAAACAACAGTCGCTGTAAAACAGCAAAAGAACAGCGATAAAAAGAATAAGCATTTGGTAAAACACCAATGGAAAAAAGGACAATCAGGTAATCCTAATGGACGACCTAAATCTGGTTTTGCCTTAAATGAATATATCACCGATTTAGCTAATGTAGAGTTAGAAGATAAAAAGACTATGTTAGAAGCTGTTGTAGGTAAAGTATATGAAGAAGCATTAGATGGTAATATGAGTGCTATTAACTTCCTGGCAGATAGAATCTTGGGTAAACCAAGTCAAAGCATAGGAATCAAAGATGTTTCAGATGAACCAATTAAGGTATTTGATATAGATGGACTGGACGATTGATGCCACAAGGAAATCAATCCTTAAAGACGATACACGATACAAAATCTTATCCTGTGGTAGAAGGTGGGGGAAGTCTTACTTCTCTATTTTATTTTTGTTGTCTAAGCCTTTTAAAGCTAACGAAAGAAGGTGGATTGTTTTTCCAACATATAGACAAGCTAAGATGGTATCTTGGTCAATACTCAAGGACATCTTTGCACATAAAGAAGTCAGTATCAATGAAACTGAATTATCTATTACACTTGATAATGGTGCAAAAGTTGAACTTAAAGGGGCAGACAAACCTGACTCACTTAGAGGAGTATCTACAACAATGGTAGTGCTTGATGAGTACAGTTATATGAAAGAGAATGTGTGGGGAGAGATTATACAGCCGACTTTAGCAGAAACTAAAGGTTCGGCTTTATTTGTAGGAACTCCAACTGGAGTACAAAACCACTTTTACGATTTATTTGTTAAAGGACAATCACAGAATAGTGATTATAAGTCCTGGCAGTTTACTACCTTAGAAGGTGGTTTTATTTCTGAATCAGAAGTAGAGAATGCCAAAAAGAATTTAGATAAGAGAACTTTTGAACAAGAATATCTTGCAAGTTTTCTTACTGCTGCAAATAGAGCAGCATACAATTTTAGTAGAGATATACATTGTAAAGTAATGGATAAATCTCCAAGAATGTTTTGGGGAATTGAC